ATCTTCATCATCCATGAAAATGATGTCATCGACTTCCCAGATTCCGTAAATATTGAATGTTTTCCATTGAACTTCGATCGATTCGTTAAAGGTATGATCAACGAAATCTTCGAATGTGAACATTGAAGACATATGGTCCTTAACGTACTGAGCATACTCAGTAACATAATGTTCCATTTCTGCAACAGCGACTTCGTCATAGTCGTCACCAGAGACATCAATAGCTCTGATATATTCTTTAGGAATAGCAACAGGAACGATAAATCGTTCTACGATATCGCAATTCTTTTTTTCGTACTCAATCGCTACTGCGTGTCCTACCTCAAGTTTGACTTCATCGTCCTCATAATTAGCCATTTGCAGCTTCCTTTTCAGTTGTTTGTGTTGCTGCGGTCTTTACGACCTCAGCAACGTGTTGACGAACAGCATTAATAATTGACTGTGCGAGTGTCTGCATTGCTGCGTCTGCAATGACGTGCTCATCTTGAGCATTTTGCTTTCGTTGAGTTGTTTCTTCGTACAGTTCAACTAGTTTTTTAACATTATCTGGAAGATTGACAATATCATGTTCAACATTATCGACTCCAATTTTTGTTATTGGTTCTACCTTTTTCATTTCTTCTCCTTATCTCCAAACATATCAAGTAGTTGTATTTGCTTTGTTGGAGTATTATCAGTTTTATTTACTTTTGGGTCTTTGTTTGATGGATTGGGTTTCGTGTTAAGTTTTAATCCTTGAGAACCGTCATTGCGGTTCTCAATTCGTAACGTTCTCAACCACGTCAAATAGACAACCCTACCCGTTCCTTCACTGTTTCTTGTCTTACCAAACTGTAATGCTATTTCACCAGCTGCTCTCATTGATTCTGTTCTAAGAATTGTCACAAGAACGTCTGTTGTGTTAATCTTACTAATACCACCAGCAATGTGACTGTGATCATGTGTCGTTGCCTTAACAGATTCTCTATTTAACTGTGAAGCTGTAATTCCAATCATATCATAGTCAACAAGAATCTCACGAAGTTCTTCTGATGAGTGTTTGTCCTTTGTAAAAAAATCACCAGCATTGACGTGTTCGTCTGGCGACATTAGGTCAAGATAGTCGACAATTAAAACATCAGGAATATAACCACGTTTAAGTTCAAACTCTTTAAGAAACGACCTAATATGTGATGGTTTTGTTGACGAAGGCATCTTCTCGATGACCAGCCGAAGAGAATCCTTCATCTGTCGTATCTTTTCCATTGCCTCCGTCATTCTTGTCATCATTTGGAATGACGGTATTCCTGTTGCTATCGAGGTTGTCCTCTTATAAACCACGGGTACACCAAGTTCAAGAGTGATGTAAAGAACCTTCAATCCTTGTTCAGCATATCGAACAGCAAGGTTTGTTAGAACAACAGATTTTCCAGCACCGGAATTACCTGCAACAATTAGAAGTTCTTGTCTGTTTAGACCTCCTTCAAGGATCTCATCAAACTCTGTCCAAAGAGTTGGATATGGTTTGTACGATTCAAACGTCTTGGTTAGATAGCTTGCGTCTTCTGTAAAGTCGACACCAGCATTTCTATGTAAAGATACAAGTAACGCATCTGAAATTAGTGAACGGATCTTACCATAATCGCCCTTTTCTAGGTACGCTGGAGAAGCGAAGATTGCTTCTTCGATTGCACAATCACGACAGAACGTTTCAATCTCTGTAGCACAATAATCAATTTGGTCACGAGTTAATATGTGCTTTGTTAACTTGACATCCGTTTCGGCAAAAATCTGTTCAAGTGATGGAACTGTACTGTAATCTTTATAGTACTTTTCTATAAACTTGACAATGTTGCGAAATTCAGGATTGAAGTATTGAGGTCTAACAATACCAAGACATAGTGCATAAACATCTGGTGATGATATTAGATACTCTATAAGTAGTTTTTGCTTTTCTGACTGCATATTACTCCTACCGTAATTAGATATTATACGATAGAATCTTTTGGGTTACAACGTACCAAATCTGATTGGTGGGTAAATTTGCTTGATTAGTTCTGGTTGAACGAATAATTCAGCATCTTCTTGATATGTCAATATCGCTGTTTGTGCAGTTGTGATTGTTGACATGGGCACAATATGGATAAAATCCTTATCTATTGTTGCATATGGAAACTTTCCAAGCAGGATATTAACCTGTTCAAGTGGATATGGAATAGGTCCAGGTAAGAATGCTCCAGTAAAATAGAACGGGGCATATTGTGCAATACTAAGAGAGTTAATAATTGACTCTATATTTGCTGTTCTAACTCGATATGATCTTCCGTTAATTAGAACTATTTCCGTATCGCCCCATGGTGATGCAAGTGACGATAGTGTTGAAAATGGGACATTAGTCGATACAAGCGGAGAAGCATCGATGGGTGATAGGAACTGCATTGTTATGGTAACGTTTGCAAGTAGTTCTCGTGTTGCAATTGTTAGTTGACCTGTCGTTGAGATTTGTTGTGCAACGACAGGTGATGCTACTGGAACGATTGCCGATCGTGGAGGTGCTGTAGATCTGGCAACACATTGTGCTAATCCTTCTTCAGAATCATTGAATGTAAGTTCAACAGAATTTGGATCAATATACACAATCGATAATGGTTCAATTTCAATAAGATCGTCACCAACAAACTTATAAGCATACACAGCTGGGTTTACCCCAAGATTGTGTCGAATACTCCATGTGGTTGCGGGCCGTCCTTGTTCGTGAGTGAACAGAAGCTTTCTTGGACTCCAATCTTGTAAGCCAACTGCAAGTGGTGTTGGCTTTCCTGTCTGATATCCAAGCTTCCGTCCTGTCTTAATCAATGTCCCCTTACAACTTTGCGTAATGATACAATGAGTGAACACCTCGAACCCTGTTTTGTTTTCAGTTAGTTCAAGAGTCCGCTTGCATGTATCACACGTAAAGACTATAACGGCCATGTTAACTCATTATGATTGATTTAGCAGAACCCGATGGGGGAAGTTGTAATCCTGAAACGTTCTCAAGATACATCATCTCTAGGTCCTTTGCGATTGATTGTGGTTCACAGGCTACAGCGTGTCTGTAAATATTATTCTTTCCTTCCATGTTGCTGACAATATATGGCATAAATCCAACTCCAAGCTTGTTTGGTCCTGCTGCTTGTGTGATAATTAGACGAACGCTCTCAAGAACCCATACGTCATTAATGACTGCATTAACTTTACCAATTATTTCCTCGCCACTGATCATTTTGAATGATTTGATCTCCATTATGTTCTCCTTATGGTGTTGTATAGTTTATAGTACTCAGGATATGTGTCCTGTCGTATTGCGTAAAATTTGTTAATTCCAAATATTAGTATCTCAGCACCACTCTGTATCCCTTCGTCAAGTGCTGTCGAGATATATGTATATGACACAAGCTCAGACAATAATTTCTGTATTGACACATCGTCAGTTTGTTCAATTAGGTGTTGAAATGTATGACGATATTCTTGTGACGTACTCGTTACTGTTTCATTGTAAAGATATTTGTACCCATTCGTTGGGAACACGTAGTAGGATGCTTGATCACATTGTGAAACGTATGATCCATTTGCAATAATTGCTCGTTGATAAATGTTTGAAATTCCATGTTGGTTAATAAAGGCACGATTGAATGATTCTATAAACGCATCGTTCTTATTGCGGTGTCGTACTTTAACTTCGCGAAATATGGAACTATCAAAGGGAAGTCCTTTGAACAAAGGAAGCCCCTTTGACTCACAGATAAACTGTTGGCAACATTGTTGGACTGTAGAAAGAAACTTTGAAGTCTCTTGTTGTTCTAAAAGTTCAGTAAACCGCATCGATATATTTATGTTATTGCGGACTAATCGTGGTGTTCTCCGTTTTGGGCTAACGTATTAAGTTTCTTGCACCTTTACATTACGAGAGAGCTTTTCGATCGTCTCGTTAGCTTCTGCAACAAGTTTTGGAACAATATATAACGGACTACGTTGTATATCATCAATCAGGTAACAGAAGTCGACCTGAAGTTGATACAATGCAGTCTTTGTTACAGTAAGATCCTTATGAACGGTTCGTGCTGCACGACCCATTCCTTGCGTTGCCTTCGCAAACGCATGGTTCAAGAATGTAACGATTTGTGGAATATCCAGTTCCTGCTTTTCCTGCTTTTGCCTTTCAGCCATTTTTATCCTCTTTACAGAGTAGTTGAACAAAGTGCTTTATTTGGTAAAGCACGCTTCTACAGTTGACGGGTCTAACGTCTCCTCTAGATCATCGAGGATATCATAGATGTCCTCGTAGATTACTGGTTCGTTAACAAACTTGTCGGCATGTTTCTCGAGAAATCGAAACAGTTGGATTTCTGTGTAGGCAACAATAGCATGTTTTTGATCATCGGTCATTTATTGTCCTTTTTATTAGACTTATATTACTACTTGAAGATCACGTGTGTAACCTTATCATATACCATCTTAGGTATAGATGAGTACACAAGCTGGACAAATGTCACCCATTTTGTTTGTTTATCGTCATAGTTCTTTAGAGCAAGTTCAATTGTTTCGCGTTGTGGCTCAAGAATCGAGACGATCTCTTCATACTGTTTCTTAGATACAGAAGGTGTTGTAAGGAGAACGAATTCTTCCAGATGCTCAACTTTCTTTGTCTCGGGTGTTTCTGTCATTAGTGGTTCAATTTTCATGTTATCCCTTGACGCGTTTTTCAACATAATCAGCAATCTCTTCGAACGTACTACCACCATCGTTTAGTTCTGCTAGAAACTCCTGCCTTCTGGAATCAAGACCACATTTAGCGAGCTGTTTTGTCGAAAGTAGATCTCCACCTTTACTTTCTGATGCGTCACTTGGATCCATAATCTCTCTTAACACACCGAGACAGCAGTATCCTTGGAAGTTTTTAAGTTCGCCTGTTGTTTGTTTATATTGTCCTGACCGTAGTGCCTTAATCCATTTTTTCTTCCACGATGTAATCATTGTTCGAACTCCTCGTTCATTTTGTTAAAGTACCATTCTCTTGTTCGAGTATTAACAACCTTGACAACGTCTTTCCATTCAAACCCGTTGCCTTCAATTGTATCTGTCTCTTCCTTGAGAATATCGTTGGCAACCCACTTCATGAATTTACCCATGTTCTGTGGGATGTGTGGTGACTGATCTTCATTAACCAGCCAATTTAGTCCCTGTCGAAGTCGACCCTCAGGGAGGATTACATCAACGCAGGCATTAATGTTGTTAACCTTTTCGATGTCAACACTTGCAACTTTTGTGACTTTCGTCACACTATGTTTCTGACCTTTCGTCTTAAACCACAAGTGTGTATTTTCTGGTCGTTCAGCACAAATCCAAACGATTCCCTCACCAATACCAGTGAATCCAAAGTGTTTTGTCCACGGACATTCTTGTTCAACGTCCAGAGTTAACTTTTCCAAAGTTGGCGATGCTTGTTCTGGATTCTTGAAGTCTATATCAATTGTAAATGGTTGCACTTCATAAATGTTGTAGATTGATGCACTATGATTGTGAACGTTTGTTTGAATTGGTGCATAAACACCATCGATAACATATGCAAACAATACCCATTGCTTTGGTAAATTTGATAATCCAACCCCTTTCTGTATATTTCCACCAATCCATTCACCATACAATGTAATATCGTTCTCTTTGGTTCCAAGTAGGTCAAATAGCCCATGTAGAATCGATTCTGGTATTTGGAAAATAAATCTTGCAAATCCGTGATTGTCATTGTCAATATCAAGGATTCGTTCCCTTGACTGAGGCTGAATTTTGTCGTGAAAACGACGAAGACCAGCATTGGTCCCATGTAGTTTTGGTGATCCAATGAACGTGAGTGTAGGAATTAAATGCGGTGATGAGATACGATTGAAGTCGTCACGAACACATTTAACAACTGTTCTATATTGCTCGATACTTGGGAACTTGTTCATTTTACTATTATCTCTTGTTGGACTTAGTTTGCATTGTTAAGACTCGTAATCTTTTCATCATCTTCTATTATACGTTGGTCTTATAAAAATTTCAACGTTGACTACCCTTCAGAAGAAAAGTATAATAATCAAAGAGTAAGAAAACTAAAAAACCAAAAACGACCAGGAATAAATATCTCAACTATGAAATACAGACAGAAAAAAGTCCACATGAAAGTGGCATACGAATATTCAAAACTTTCGTACTGTGAAGATAAAAAGGTTGGCTGCGTGATTGTAAAGAATGACAACATTATCAGTATCGGCTATAATGGTACTTCTCCTGGAGAACCTAATTGCTGTGAAGATAAACATGGAAACACTCTTCCTGACGTTATTCACGCTGAAGAAAATGCCATTATAAAACTAGCAAAGACTACTGGTGGAGCCCTTGACGCTTCATTATTCACAACATATGCTCCTTGCTTGGCGTGCTCACGTCTAATTGCAAATTCAGGAATTACCTCTGTTTACTATTTCGAGTATAACTCAAAACATCCAGAAGGCAGCGAATACCTTGAAAAACGAGGTCTCTGGGTTGAACAAATTCTAATCGACTAACAATAACAAAAGGAATTAGTATGGTCATGGCTGACAACGGGGATTCTTTGACTTCTAACGTGTACGAATCCAAAGACAGGCAAGTAACAGTATTTAAAGATCCATTTTCACAGGAAGTTTGGTCATCAACGTATCGTGATCATAATGATATAACAGTTGATGATACGACGTATCGAGTAGCGAAAGCAGCAGCAAGTATGGAAACCACTCAAGAACTTCAGGAAGAGTGGACAGAAAAGTTCTATGATATGCTGTCCGAATTCAAGTGTACCGCTGGTGGACGAATTTATGCTAATGCCGGTACGGAATGGAAGGGGACCACGTTAATGAACTGTTATGTTGGCCCTCGTGTCTCAGAAGATCCTGATTCTCTCGATGGTATTCTAACACATCTTCGTCATCAAGCACAAACTTTAAAGTCAGAAGGTGGATGGGGTGAAAACTTTAGCTATATTCGTCCAAGAGGTTCTTTTATTCATGGCATTGGCGTTGAGACGCCAGGTGCTGTGAAATATATGGAACTATTCGATAAGTCATCAGATGTAATAACATCCGGCTCAGGAAGAAAGAGTGCGAATAAGAAAGCTAAAGGAAAAATCCGCAAAGGTGCAATGATGGGTGTTCTTGATGTGTGGCACCCAGATGTGGTTGAGTTTATCACAGCAAAACAACAACCTGGTCGTCTAACAAAGTTTAACCTTTCTGTAAATTGTACAGACGAGTTTATGGATCGTGTTTCGAACATCCAAAAACTACAAGCATTTGCAGATCGAAACGTTCCTGGATATAATCAATACGGAAAACAAGAAGTTGAAGAGAAGATTGCTGAACTAGATGAATGGGATCTTATTTTTCCCGATACGAACCATCCAGCTCATAAAACAGATTGGGATGGTAATATCAAGAAATGGACAGATCAAGGACATCCTATTGTCGTTCATAATACAGTGTCTGTAATGTGGTTGTGGAATCTCATTATGGAAAGTACATACAATAGAGCTGAACCAGGTGTGTTATTTCTCGATCGTGCAAACCACTTTCTTCCTCTTTCTTATGCTGAGACAGTATCCGCGACCAACCCTTGTGGCGAACAGGTCCTAGCTCCTGCAGGGGTGTGTAACCTCGC